CCGAGGTCGAGGCCATTCTCGATGCCACCTCGATTGCGATGAAGGAAGCAGGCATCCTCGCAGAAGTCGGCGTCGAGTCTGCGCCGGAAGGCGACGACGCTTGGAACGTCATCGAATCGAAGGCGAATGATCTCGTGGCCGCTGGTACTGCGCCGAGTTTCGCTAAGGCTGTCGAGGTTGTGGCCAAGAGCAACCCTGACCTTTACAACCGTTACCTCAACGAGAAGGGACTCTGACTCATGGCTTATGAAGGCGCACAGATCAAGTTCGGCAACCTTACGGCCGCCGCTGACTTGTCGTCAAAGCAGTTTCACTTTGTGAAGTTGGCATCTGCGACGACAGTCAACGTGTGCAACAACATCGCTGACGTGCCGATCGGCATTCTTCAGAACGCACCGACCAGCGGCCAGGCCGCCGAGATCACCATCTTCGGTATCTCGAAGGTCGTGGCTGACGGCACCCTCGCCGCTGGCAACATCATCGGAACGTCTGCTGACTCGCAGGCCGACGCAATCACCCGAGGCTCGGATAGCACCGTGACCGTGATGGGAGTTGCGATCGAGGCTGGTGCCGCTGGCGAAACCGTGACCATGTTCCTCAACCCCTCGGGTTGCCGAGCGGCCTGATCTAAGGAGACAGAACAATGCCCCAGCCCACACGCTCACAGGTTCATGTTGACGCAGTTCTGACCAACCTCTCGGTTGCGTTCATGAACGACATGGACAACTTCGTGGCAAGCAAGGTCTTCCCGACCGTGAATGTCGCCAAGCAGTCCGACCTTTACTTCACCTACACGCAGGCTGACTTCTACCGAGATCAGGCCCAGGTGCGTGCCGGAGGTTCCGAGTCGGCTGGTTCCGGCTACGGACTCTCAACCTCCACCTACTCGTCCCAGGTCTACGCCTTGCACAAGGACGTCGACGATCAGGTTCGTGCGAACAGCGATGCGCCGCTCGATCCCGACATGGACGCAACTCGTTTCCTCACGCACCAGATGATGATTCGTCAGGAGCGTGACTGGGCGTCAAACTTCTTTACGACCTCGGTGTGGGACACGGACTCGACCCCGTCGACTCTGTGGGACGCCAGCGGCTCGGACCCGATCGGTGACATTCAGACCGGCATCAACACCGTGCTGTCGAACACCGGCTACCTCGCAAACACGCTGGTTCTCTCGTACAACGCCTACAAGACGTTGCGCAATCACCCGGACTTCGTCGACCGCTACAAGTACACGAGCGCCGACAGCATCACGCCGGAACTCATCGGTAAGGTTCTCGACCTTCCCCGAGTGATGGTCATGAAGGGTGTCTACAACAGCGCCGCCGAAGGTGCCTCGGCCTCGTATGCGCAGATTGGCGACAAGGACGCTTTGCTCTGCTACGTGGCTCCGTCTTCGGGACTCATGACCGCCTCGGCTGGTTACAACTTCGTGTGGACCGGAGTCGGTGGAGGACTCGGAACGTCGACCGCTGTGAGCCGTTTCCGTATGGATCACCTGCGAGCCGATCGCATCGAGATCGAGTCGGCCTGGGACTTCAACGTGGTGTCCTCGGCTCTCGGTTACTTCTTCAGCAACCCCGTCGCCTAATAAGGAGTAGGACATGGCACAGAACCGTGTAACACGCGGTACCGCCGCTGTCGGCGCACTCGCTGTCAGTACTGGCACCGTCGTCAAGAACATCAAGTACGGGTCTGGCTCCGTGAACTTGGCCGAGATCGCCGCAGGCGAGACTGGTTCTGGCACGATCACTGTTTCAGGTGCGGCGGCAGGCGACATCGTTGTCGTCAACCCGCCGAGCCTGACGACAGGATTGGTGTTTGGTGGAGCCGCTGTGACCGGCGCAAACACGGTCACCGTGTACGCCACGAACGCAACCGCCAGCCCGATCGACGAGGCCGCTAAGACCTTCACATACCTTTGGATTGACCTGACCTGATTCTTTCCGAATCTGGCTAGCAGGCCGAGGCTTAGGTTCGTCCTGGCCTCGGCCTTAGTCATTTAGGACATACAACATGCCACAGCGTTCATACACACAACCTGTCCTCGCAAAGACACTGTCTGCCTCATCGCACCAGGCGGTGACAGGCGACGCTGTGTTCTTTGGTGTGGACGTGAACGACGACGATTCGGGGAGCGTCCACATTCACATTTACAACGGCACGGACAATACTGGTGTGATGGTTGGTTCAGCGAAACCACCGAATGGTGGGCATGAGAAGTCGTGGTTCGGTCCGAATGGCATTATCTGTTCAGACGGTATCTACATCGAAGTTGTTTCTGGCACTCTGTCGGGTGCGTTGTTCTACAGGTAAGGAGTCGCGATGACGTGGACATACAGCGGTGACCCATCGGCAAACGCTCGTGACGCTATTCGATTCCTAATCGGTGACACAGACACGACTGATCAGTTGCTATCTGACGAAGAGATCGCCTGGGTCAATACAGAAGCCTCTGGAACTCCTACGGCGACAACAGACCTGTATGACGCCGCCTATCGTTGTTGTCTAACTGTTGCGGCGAAACTCGCTCGGCAAGCAGATAAGGCAATCGGTGATCTCTCGGTCAAACTTTCACAGCGAGCAGTTGCCTACCGAACCCAAGCCGATTCTCTGAAACAACTCTCGATGCGATCGAGTGGTGTGCCTGTTCCCTACGCAGGCGGTATCACGATCTCGGACAAAGAGATCGACGAAGACAACACCGACCTCAATCGCTCGTGGTTTGCGACAGGACAGTTCGTCAATCGTCGAGATGGTGGTGACGACATTCAGAGTGAATACTCGTGGGGCGCAGACCGATGACTGCCGCTACAGCGTTCGCAAGCGCATTACTCGATCTTGCCAAGTCGACAATCACGATCAAGAGTCGCACGTCAATCAACAACTACGGCGAGCCTGCGTATGCCGGAGTCGGTACGAGTTACTCGGCGTATGTCGAGAAGGTCACGAAGTCCGACCGAGACGAGAACAACGATGAGAAGGTCATCGAATACCGAGCCTATGTTCCCTCGACGACATTAGCGGCATCTATCTCTGACCAGGTAACAACAGCAGACGGACTTGTGCGACCCGTCATCGAAGTCGACGTGCGATCAGACGAGTTCGGACAACAAGTTGTCGTTATCGCTCTAGGTCGACCGAGAAGGTTCTGACATGGCAAACAGTATGTTCAACATTCGGGGTATTCCCGAAGTCAAACGAGCGTTAGAAACACACGCCATGAAAGCCTCGGCCGCTGTCGATCGAGCAGTCGTCAGCGCCGCCAACGACATCTTCAACGACGCAGATCAACTTGTTCCTATTGACGAGGGTGTTCTGCGTTCTTCTGGTCGTCTCGACGTACAACGAAACATCGGTGGACTTGCTGGTATGACCGTCACGATCAGTTACGGTGGTGCCGCCAAAGAGTATGCGATTGTTCAACACGAGCGTCTCGACTTCTGGCACCCGCCCAAGCCACCAGGAAAGTCGAAGGTTGGAGGACGTCAAGGTACTGGGCCTGGGCCAGACCCGTCGACTGGTCGTGGCCCGAAGTATCTCGAACGACCGTTCTTGGCTAAGGCACCTTTACTTCCCGAGGTAATCGTCAAACACATTCGAGCCGAGTTCTTCGGTGGTGGCGCATGATTCTCGACGAAGTCGGAACCTATCTCGCCGCAAACATCACAGGCGCAACGGCGTTGACTCTCGGCACTAATCTGTTTCTTGGTCGTCTTCCTGATGCGCCGGATACCTGTGTTGCGATCTTCGAGACTGGTGGAACTCTGCCAGAGCAGACGATGGGTAGTGGCCTAGCCAGTATCGAGCGTCCTCGCATACAGGTCGTGACTCGTCGTCCTGGCTATTCAGATGCCCGTATCCTGGCCTACAACGTCTGGAACACGCTGGAAGGCGTAGCCAACGAATCACTTTCTGGAACAAGGTTCCTGCGTGTCTCTGCGGTTCAGTCTCCGTATCCACTTGAACGAGACTCAACAGATCGCATTATTATCGTCCAGAACTTCGACGTCCTAAAGGTTCCATCGTGAGTGACCCGTATGGCGAACTC